GCACCGCAACAGCAATGAGAGGGAAATGAATGAAAGAATGGACCAATCAAGACCTTCAGGAATACGTTAATTCGGGAAACTTTTCAGAGAATCAGCGCGATAATGTGTTGAAGGAAATCCTTGAAGATGGCCTTATTGAAAAGTTTCTCGGCACGACGGAAGGAAGGTTGATTCTTGACAAGACGGTTGACCTTATTACTTCCGACACGATGCTGATTGTCCGTCTTGCCGTGAAAGGTGGGAGCGAAAGTGAAATAACCCACGCAGCCCTTCGGATCAATACCGCGTTCAATTTCATGCACGGCCTCGCGGAAATTGCCGTCAAGGGCGGGGAGCATATCAAGCGGATGAAAAAGAAATGAGTCAATACAAACTCGTTTTTCTTGAGGCAATATCCATGATCGGGGTCAAGAAGGCCCTTGCGGAGCTTCTTTCTTCCGCTTCGGTGATTGATGAAAATACGGTCGGGCAAGTGATTTGCCATATCAACAATGGAGGGGTGACAAAGGTCATAAAAACCGTTGAAGTAAAATAGCAATAATGATCGGTTAGCATTAAACCCGCAAGGGAGCTTAGTGGCCCGGAATGATAGGAGCGATCCTATTTTCCGGGCTTTTTTATTAACAATCTAACAGGAGGATTTGACAATGGCAGAAATCGACACTCAGCCGACCCCCGAACCTTCGGGACAGCCAGCGGAGCCGACACCAGCAGCAGAACCGACACCAGGACCGGAACACAAACCGATTGGATGGACGGATGAGCCGGAACCGACACCGGAACCTACGCCGACACCCGAGCCGACCCCTACACCGGAACCTTCTCCCGCGCTTACGCCGGACCAAATCATGGATCAGGCGTCCGAACGGGCCTTTCAGAAAATGGCCTCATGGCAGGGGCGGCGTGACAAGGATCTCTTTGACAACTTGGGGAACCTGATTGACAGCCGGTTAAGGACATCTATTCCGCCTCCGGCCCCGCAGCCCTCTACCGATCCGGCGACCGTATTAGCCGACCCGGACGCGTGGGCGAGAACCGTAGTGCCGCGCATCCTGAATGAAGAGGTCACGCGAAGATCGAACGCAGAGCAACAGTTTAATACCGAACTCATCCGGCAGGCGTCAACGGTAATGGATTCTGATCCCCTGTTTGCCGACAAGGATCTCGGGAATGCGGTTGTCGCGGAAATCCAGAAGGGTTTTCAGTCTGTCAATCGACAGCTTCCTCCGGGGATAGCGGCGCAACTTCTTGTCAACGGAGCGTTGGCAAATGTGATTCGCGCAAAGTCTGCGACAAAGCCTAACCCCCTTGCCGGAAATAAGCCGATCACGGAGCCAATGGGGACCGTGACTCCTCCGGCCCCGAAACCATCGCCCAAAAGGACGGTGAAGCTGTCGGATTCGGCTGCGGCTCTGGCTAAACGCTGGAATTACAGCACGGAAGATATTGCAAAGGTATTCGGGGAACAAGAATGAACATATCCGAGTCGTTGGTAGCAAAGGACCGTGATTACTACACATACCGCTGCCAGTATTGCGGGCAGGAATGCCGCAAAAAGCAGATTCCCGGTTCCGGCGTGCCTATTACGACTTCGGGAAATTATGGAAGCGAAGGAACTCCAACCCCTGAAACATTCGCGGATGAAATGTATGAGGCCACCACTATTGGATTCGTGGCTGCCGCTGGTACAAGCCCCGCCTATTTGACGGATAGCGCATACCTGTTCGGTGAAAAACTCTTCAAGTCCGGGATGTCGATCAGGGTTGAGACAACGAGTGGAACAAACGACGGTGATTACACCATTGCGGCCCGTGGCGTGACAAGGGGAGAGATACAGTTGGTTTCGACCGACAGCCTCACAACCGAGACAGCGGCCAGCGCAGGCACGGTGACGATCTCAAATGTGACCTATAAACCAAGCATAACTTCCGGGTGTCCGTTCTGTGGAAGCCGGAACTCGAAACAATAAAAGGAGGCCATTATGGCTTTTGAATGGGCAGGAGATTTGGCAGGGTGCGGCCCGATTATCAGGCGTTTTCCCATTGATGCCGATGTTTATCAAGGGCAGCTTCTTGCATGGTCGTCCGATGCTGGCGGGATTGTTCAGCCGGTAGCGGATGGGGCGTCGGCAGATCCCGATGCGACTACGAAGATTGCCGCGATTTGTACGGGAATCGTAACCAGTGCCACCTATGACTCAACGTATCGTGGAGATAAGGGTGTTTATGATACGACTCAGGCTACGCAGATTGCCAATGATCCTGTTGGCGCGGCAATGGCCGAGTGCATCATCATCACCCCGACGACCCTTATCAGGGGTCCGGTTGTAAAGGATACCATCGGGACCAATCCCGAGCGTAAGGCTTGCACTACCGGAAGTTCGGATGGCCTGACCTATGTTGTTGCCGCAATCGACACGACCGTCAGCCAGTATTCTACCTCGTATTGCTCCAAAGGGGCAAACAGGGGTCTGTATCGCGTCGTGACGACCGGTGCAACGACTACGCAGACGTTCCTTATTGCGTATCCCTACGACATCGCCGTTGGTGACGAATTCTGCATCGCCAACATTAAAGAGGGTTTCGCAAAAATCAATTTCGACACGCAGTTTCAGGGCATCGACAGTTCGGACGCTCTTTCCTATCCGTACTACGCCTATGTCCATGAACTCAACCTTGCCGAGGCCGGGAAAGAATACGCCGTATTCACTCTCTCGACCCGTCATTTGCTTTAGGAGGTGAGCCATGTCTAATCCATTGACCGACAAACAATTCGTGCGGCTCCTGGACGATAGGCTTACCAAAGTCTATAAGGACAGGTACAAGGGCCTTCCCCTGATCATCGACAAGTTTTTCTCGCGGAAGAAATCGAAAAAGGCGTGGGAAGAGTATTTCAGCGTCGGTTCCGTTCCCGATCCCGAAGCGTTCAACGGCGTCATTCAGTATCAGGGCGTTGCTCCGGGATACCATACCAAAATCACGCCGTCCGAGTATGCGGGCGGGATCACGATCCAGCGGCGTTTGCTGGATACGGATCGCTATGACGTGATTGAAGGCATGTCCAAGGGGCTTGCGACGGCGGCCAACCGGAAGATGAACAAGATAGCCCATGAGGTTTTTGCGAACTTCGATTCCACGGCGTTTGACTTCGTTGTTTCCGAAGAGGGCGTTGCGCTTTGCTCCAATTCCCATCTGACGAAGGCTCCGAATGTCTCTACTTCAACCGGGTTCGACAACTATTCTACTCTCGCCTTCGATGCAACAAATCTTGAAGCCCTTCGCATTCAGTCAAAGGGATTCCGGGATGACATCGGGGAGCGGATGGAAACGAACTTCGACACGATCATCCACGGAACAAACCTGGATGCCGACGTTTGGGAAGTCCTGAACTCAATGGGCAAAACCGGCGACAATCTCAACGACGCCAATTACCAGAAAGGCCGCTGGAAGGATATTTCCCTTCCCCTGCTCGATGACTACGACACGAACGATTGGTTCATCGTGGATTCTTCGGCCATGAAGGATGCTTTGATCTGGATTGACAGTGTTCCTCTGGAGTTCAATTCCACGACCGATTTCGACACGCTTGTTCGTAAGTATGCCGATTATTTCGTCGTGGGTTGGGGATTCACTGACTGGCGCTGGGTAATCGGTTCCAGTGTTTCTTAGTCCCTCCTGGAGCGGCTCGGGTCGCTCTTTAACCTCTCCTCCCCTCTTCGTTATCGGGATGAAGGGGGGAGGATTCTAACCCTCTATGGCTGGTCCGATTCCAGCGTACGGAGAAAAGGAGAAAATCAATGAGTGTTCCGAGAGAATTCAGGGCTTATGTGGCAAGTGAACTTGGCTGTATTCCGGGCGAGATCTCGTGCTTGACGGCAGACCGTTCGGGGACGATGGGTACATTCCTTACCAAAAAGGGCGTGACGGATGGATCTATTTACACTTCGGTTGCGCTGGCAGAGGATATTACCGTGACCGGCAGAAATGACACCATCCTTGTCACGCCGGAAAGCCATGCGTGGCGTGGGGATTCCAACGCTACGGCAGCCGCGTTGACATGGGACAAGAGCAATACCCATATCATCGGCCTCTCCCCGACCAGTAAGGCCGGATACAACCGGGCAAGATTCAGTCATTCCGGGTACACGATGGCGAACTTCATGACGGTTTCCGGGGCTGATAACTGCTTCAAGAATATCCGTTTCATGCACGGTTCCGCAACCGGCGGAGCGGCGGACATTACTTGCGTGACGGTTTCCGGGGACGGCAACAGGTTCGAGAAGGTTGCTTTTGCGGGTCCGAATAACGCAACGCAGGCGGCAAGCGCGAACTACCTCGGCGTTGTCGTTGGTGGTTCTCACAACTATTTCAAGGACTGTATGTTCGGTTCCATTAATGATGTTGACCGTTCGGGAGCAAGTTGTATCCTGAATTTCACCACGACTTGCGGAACGTGGAACATCTTTGAGAATTGCGTGTTCCGTAGCCGTTCCGGTGGTGGTCAGGCAACTGCCTACTTCATCAATGACAAGGTGACGGATACCGTTGTTGATTGCACGGCGATCTTCCTGGATTGCCAGTTCATCCATTCGGGAACCGATTTGACGGTCGCAATCGCAAAGGCAACAAACGCAAACAGACAGCTTTATTTCGATAATCGATGTTCGTTCTCTAACGTGACGGACATCATTGCCGAAGCTCAGATTGCCGACGTGATCGTGGGTAGCAATACCTACTCCAGTTCGGCATTGCTGAATTTGCTGGCTCAGACGGTTGACCATACCTAACAATTCAACCCCGACGGGCGGCGGGTAATCCGCCCACTATTTAACGGGGATACGATTATCGCCCCCACAGCAAAGGAGAGAATCATGGCAAACGCGGGATTTATCATAATCAAAGGGGAAGGCGATAAAAACAAAAGGGCTACCTATAAGGATTTCTATGGTCCCCTTGACAAAGGTTCAGCAAAACCGTCCTTCGGCTATCCGAAGCGCAAAGAGGCGTTGAAAGAGGAAGTTGAGAAGATGGAGCGGGTTCTTGATTCCGGCCATATTGCGAAAGAGCATGAGATGGAGGCCCGGATAACCCTGAAAACAAAAAAAGAACGCTTGAAGGCGATTGACGCACAAGAGGGGGAGGCATCAAAACTTTTCAACGACAACAAAGACGCTTGGATGAAACGACGCGATGCGCTGGCCGAAGAGATCCGGGAATCCATGCCGACGCAGGAATCGGTCAGAAAGCGGAAAGTCAATCCGTTCAAGGTATTGCAGAAGGAGAAATCCGGCCTTGAGGACAAGAAAAAGGAGTTCATCGTCCTGAGCCGGTTGGCTGGTGAAGATTCGAATGTTTCGTTTTTACAAAAGGAAAAATAGATGAGCCTCGCATCAACGATCTTGACGGCTATCGGGTATCGGC